CTTTCTGAATCTTCCGCGACGCTCCCTTGCCAAGTCTGTTCAGATTGGGCATTACTTCTCCTTGGGAGCATGGGCCTCGGCAACGTCTAGGATATCGTCAATGGCCGAACGAGCATCAGTCTCCCAAGCATCCATGATGTGCTTGATCGTGCGACGTTGCTGGACTACCAGACGGCGCTTGGATGGGGGTAGCTGGGCCTCGGACTTGGACATGTCAGACAGTGCTTGGTCAACGCCCTGCGTCAATTCCTGGCCCCCGCCCTGCTCCTGGGGCTGTTCTTCTTGGGGTGGCTGACCTTCCTGTGGGGGTGCCTCACCGCCCTCACCGCCGCCCTCTGGAGGGGGCTGGTCGCCTCCTGGGGCTCCTCCACCCTCACCTGGGGGTGGCTGGCCCTGTGCGGCTGCCTGTTGCTGAGCCTGGGCCTCCTGCTGCATTTGCATCATTTGCATCTGTAGCTGCTGCCACTGGAACCAGAAGGGGTCACGGTAATACTTCATGGCGGGGTCTTGGCTGGCACCCTTCTTGCCAAAGAACTTCTCCTGAATGACGCCCACCTCAACGTACTTGTCGAGGATGGCTTGCCATTGGGGGTTGATCAGGAATTCGCCGCCAAACTCCTTGCCAATAGGATCCTTTTCCACATGGGACAGTACCTCGTCCATGTTCATGTGTAGAGGCATGTCGGTCGATAGACGGACGGCTTCCTTCTCCGCTGAGTCTGCGTCCAGACCAACAAGCTTGATGACGCATAGCTTGGCCAGATCCTCGTCCATGGCCGGGAAGATGGTCCCATTTAGGAAGTCTTCAAACTGCGCGAGCAACGGACGGATGCCGGTGTCGCGGTGCGCCTCTAGCTGATACTCTTTGTTGGATTCAGAAAGACTTTGATTGTTGGTACCCCGTGACAGGTGGGCGTAACCGGGTAGCTCCTCTGGGGACATCTGGAACGCAGAGAGGATGACTCGGGCGTTGCTGTCGGATAGGTACTGGAATTCCATGTCACGGGCGGTAGTCTCGATAGGCTGGAAGGTAACCTGATCCTTCGGGCCAATCGCAAACACCGGCATGCGCCAGGAGTTGTTGACGTTGTTGATGTTCGCCTGGAATTGCTGGCGAATCTTAGCTACCTCGTTCTCACTCAAGTCCTCGCTTTGGATGACGAGCATGCCCTTAGCGGCTCGGCCAGATTGGAAGAATAGCTTGTTATGAGAGGTGATGTTGATGTGCGTGGTGACGGCTGCGATAACCGTGTCGAGGGGTGTGAGTGGATAGCCCTGTAGCTCAACGTCGGTTACTGGGTAGACGGTGTGGACCGATAGCTCCTTGCCGCTGAAGACCTGAATCGGCAAGCCGTTGATGACCTGTACCCAAGGATAGTTTTCATCGAAGCTTTCGGCTTCCTCTTCCTTGATCTTCCGGTTGAGCATCTGCTCCATCAGCTTGCGAGCTTGCTTACGGACGTTCTCGGCAGTGGTCTTGTAGGGAGCGGCGCGGTAGATGGTACCGGCATCGACAGGGCGGAAAGAGTGGAACTCCTTGCTGCCGTTGTCGTCTGGTGCGTACAGCATTTCCGTAGCAAACCGTCCAAGGACTAGAGCGTTACGGGTCTGCATCGCCAGGAAGCGAGAAAGCGTCAGCGCCTCTTCCTGCTCCCACCCCTTCGTAGCTCCACAGGTGAGTAGCCGCTTTTCAAACTTGTCTACTCTCTTGGCTAACGTTTCCTTTTCCTTCTCGTCAGCCTTCTCTGCAATCTCGGGCTTGATGTCTACCTTGTATCCTAGGGAGAAGCGGTCAGGCTGGGGACGACCGAATGCACTGAGTTGGTTGGACCGGGCGTTAACGATGGCAGCTACAAGGTCGTCCTGAATTGACACCCTCTTGAGGAGGAAGTCTGGGATGAGGCGAATCTTCTGGCGGTAGATTGCAGCGTACTCGTTGTTTTGTGTCGGATCGCGTTCAAATGACAAACGCTGGATGGTGTCACCTTGGTCGCTGAGAGCGGTCAACATGCTCTTGAGCAAGGGGCTCTCTGTCGGGTCATTCTCCATCTTCTCAATCTTATCGAGAGGGGTGGAGTTGGGGTCCGCGAGATAAAGGTTCACGGTTTTATTGACAACGGGACGCTTCGCCATGGGACGGCTCCTTACTCAGCACTAAAGATGTTCACCGTCATCGGCACCTGGGACAAGTTGTAAATGATGATCGACCACACGGGACCGACTCGCTCGTTCCACGCCATCTGGGATGAATCTCCTGACACCCAAGGCTCTAGCTCTTGTGCTTGGTCACCCGCGCCGTTATAGTAGACGTTGGCACGCTGGTTGACCTCGATACGGGTAAAACGCTTGGCTAGGTAGAAGACCATGCCAGTAGAAGTGGGGATGATGCCGGTTTCATCGGGCAGGGGTAGAGTGCTGACGACCTTGAACCAATCGGAAGTGACCTCGGTGACCTCGTAGGTCTGGCGGGTGTCTACAGCGAACCCGGCAGAGATGCGAACCTTGTCCCCAACCTGTACGGTCGTAGGAACGAAGGCAATCATGTCGTTGGCACCAGTAGCGCCGGTTACACTCTCGGCAATGGCTGAGAAATTCATTCCCGGGGGACGGACGAGAGTGAGGATGGTGGAGGTTGCCGTAGCTACATTCCAGTACCCAGAGTTGAAAATGTTGAAAGCGGGGACGGCTACATCGGCTGACCCGTTGATATAGAGGGTCGCACCAGACGTTACGTTGAGGAATGGGGTGCCGCTGAGCGCCGTGATGGTCACAACTTGGTTGGAGGCGACGGTTACCGTAAAATTGGTCACGCCGAAGGTCAATCCCTGGTCCGTAGCGAGCGAGGGGTTGGTTCCGCCGGTCCAAGCGAAGCGATAGGTGCTACCAGACAGATACTTGACCGAAAAAATGGTCGTACCGTCGATGGTGGTCGCTCGGGCAGAGTTAAAGAGGGTGAGCATCTGGCGTCCGGGCACTGTGAACGTCCGCGCCTCCGGGCTGGCAATCTGGATGTTGTTTAGACGACGATTCCAGTCAAAGTTGCGTAGAAGGGGGTTGTTTGTCAGGACTTGATCCTGAAAAGCAACCGCAGACGAGTTGATATTTAGAAAAGCGGGGGTCGGGGCCATTGGCACACTCCTTTGTCAAAGATTGCGACTAAAAATTCCAGTTGAATGAGCCTTTTCCGCCCACCTTGGGCCCCTCATCGACTACTTCGCCGTCATAGTCGATTCCGGTACGCTCTACGATGATTTGCTGCATCCACGTATTGAGATTGTACTGTTTCTTGCCCTCTTGGAGAGGCTCCCGCTTGCTTTGGTCGCCCAATCGGTCCACTTCACTCACCGATGCCTTCATTTTGATAGACATAGCGTTCATTACGAGGTACCGCAGGGCATCGCACTCGTCATCGTCTTCGTCGTCCGGCTCTTTTGTGAGCCTTCCAGCCGCGTCTACGACCCAGTGGTAGGTGGAGATGCGCTGGGCAAGGTGATCGCAGCCCTCATCGTTCTTTAGGAGGTACAAACGCACATCCTCGGCCTTGCCAAGAGCGGGCATGATGGCTAAACGGACCAAAGAGATGCCGTCAATGACCGATCCCTTGCCTTTTACCCACTCCTTGATGCGTAAGTGTGCGTCTTTCTTGAGGGTTTTGTTGTCTCCGGGGGCTTCCGTATCGGCCCAGACCTCGGGATCGTGCGGAGCGATGCGTTGAAGGCAGATTTCGACCTTTTGGGACAGTTCTAACTCGGCTTGGGCGATGACATCGAAGATATAGAGCCGTTGACCGTAAATGGCCCCCAGGACGACGACGAAGTTGTGGCTGAATCCATGGTCGATACCGGCCACGAAACGCGCCCCACGCTCTTTGAGGAGGTTTATGAGGTCGCTCTTGGAGAAGGAGTCTCTGTGCTTCTCGCCGTCGATGATGAACGCCATCTCAGCGGCGGTCTTCATGTGGGTGTCGCGGTTGAAGTTGGGGTAGATCAACCCCTGAGTTGAGGGCTTGCGGCAAAGTAGCTGAGCCTGGGCCTTGTCGATGGTCACCTTACGGAAAACGTTTTGGGTGTGCTCGACCGGCTTGAGGAAACCGCCGCAACCGATTCCGTTTCCATCACACCGTGGGCATACCGTATCGGTGGCTAGACGACCCCGGCACATGGCAAACAGTCGGCAGTTGTTCAAACAGCCATAATATGCTTCGTCCTCTAACCACTTACCCTGCTCAACCTTGTCGAAGAGTCGGTAGTCGGCTTCTGAGATGGTCTTGAGAGTTTCGTCGTTGTACCAGACCTTGACCTTCTCTTTCTCGGGCTGGTGTCGAGATGTCGGGCATGGGTGGGTAACGTCAATCAGGTTCCAGTGACGGATTAGGAGGGCAGACTCGGCTTGGTTGTCGATTTCCTTCTGGACAAGCCCGTAGGAATACTTACGGGTAGAGGTGTAGAGGGTAATCGGCATCTTCCCGTTCATCGGAGCGGGGATCATCTTGGATTCTTCGTAAGCGTCGGGGTTCTCGACTACGTCCACTTCGTCAACAACGAGGACAGGAACGTGCTCGGAGTTAGCGCCCGCGATGGTACAGATAACGACGTTAACATAGTGCTTGATTTCTTCGTAGTCAGCTTGGTCGGCTGCCAGGATTCCGGCGTACTCATCAACTGTCAAGTTTCGGCCAGTGACCTCGTTATGGTACCGGGTGATTTCTACGTAACGTTCGTTTTTGATGGTAACGAATTTGCGGATATACGGACGGTTGATGTGCCGCTTGAGGTACTGCTGGCTCTTTTTTGCCTGAGACTCAATAGCTGCCATGTGGGCTACTGACCGGCCAAGAAGGACGATACAGAGCATCTCAAAAATGGCGGCTGAAAAGGTCTTGAAGGAGTCGCGGGCTGCGTATGCTAGAACTTGGCTGTACTCGGGCTTGTTCAACCGGGCTGCATCGTAAAGCTCCCATACCAAGTCCATCGGAGATGAGTTTGAGTCAGGGTCCACGATGACAGCGGGCAAGTTAATACCCAGATAAACGCGGATCCATTGATGCAAATCCTCCTTAGTCTCAGGGAGAATGAACAACGCCGCCTCAAGCTGCTCTGGTGTAGGTCCGTCAGCCATTACTCCGTAGCCCTAGTGATAACCCTGTCCTTGGGTTCCATCTGATGCGCCTCTATGATACTTTTTGAGCACCTCTGGCAGACGTAGCCTGCGTTGTACCAAGCTACCCAACGATGTCCATTAAGGAAACACTTGATCTTGTCTAGCATTAACTCTCCTTTATGTTGGCACTCTTGAGTAGTGCGGCTGCATCCTTGGGCGTCATTGGCCCCGTGAATTCTACTGTGGATTTGACCTGTCCGGTGATTTCCACCTTCTTATCCTGCCCCGTCAACTTGAGCAGAAGCTCTACAGCATCGCGGTACTGCTTGAGACTGTCGATCTTGAGGGTGCCAAGCTCGCGCTCATCACCGGTCTGGATGTACCTCTTAAGCTTGTCTCCGAACATCTTGTTCGCGGAGGCCAGGAGGTCAGCCGAAAACATGACTGACTCCATCTGGACTTGCTGGACCCGCTCACGCACGTTCTCAAACAGCGTGTTAAGATGGGTGTCGCGTCGGTCATCCCATAGACCCTCTACCTTGGACCGGACCACCATGCCTAGGGAGAAGTTGGGGTTGAGCTTGGTGATCTCCTCACAGCTTGACCCGTTGAGGTAGAGCATGTAGAGTTGTGCCTGTACGCCAACGGCAAGCGGAGGATCGCCCTTCTGAACGTAGAGCTTGAAAGCCTTACGCTCCTCCGGGGAGAGCCGCTCTACTGGCGATAAAATGATTTCTTCGGCCATACTATTCCTTTGGAACGATGTGGCACTCGCGGAGCTTGACTTGAAGAGGAGATACCCACTTGTCCATGGGCTCTGGTAACTTTCCAACGCTGTTGTTGAGTGCTTCTTCGACTATAACGCTAAAAGCCTGTGCCACCGTCCACTCAATCTCGCTGAGCAGGGAGCCCTTGTCCACCATGATCTTGAACAAGCTCACCTTGCTAGATTGCCAACCTAGCTCGATAGGCGTCCGAATCCTGAACAGGAAGTTTTGGTGTAAGTCTTGGATGGGTAAAAGAACGTAGTCTGCCAAAATGTAGTCTACGTCTGTCATGGTTAGAACGCTCATTGGAACCTTCCCTCATCGGACTTGCCGATCTTGGTGGCCTCTACCTTGTTGTGCAGGGCTACCCGGCGCATGCCACGGTAGAGCACCTTGTCGCGGAGCTTGACCCGGATGAGCCAATCGTCGCCTAGCAACCACTTCGTCCAATCGTTGAGGTGCTCAAATCGCTTATCCATGTCATCCGGCTTCTTGCCCTTGGTCTGCAAGATGACGAAGTCTACTTCCTTACCGTTGACATCAACGTGCTCCTCAAACTTCTGGCCGTGGGTGAAGAGTACGATGGGCCACATTTTGAGTTGGAGCTTCTGGGCATCGTGGATAACCCCCATACGCTGAGTTAGATCGCGTAGGAGGATCAGTTGTTTCTCATGGTCTACTTCGATTGTCGGCTTGCTCATAGTCTGCCTGCTGCCAGTTGGGTCAATGCCTCTGGCTGTGTCCCGTTCTTAGGCTTGTATGCCTGGATGTACTTCGTAAAGGCTACGTCAATACCATCCGACTCCCTCACCCGCACTACTCTGCTATCGGTGATGTTAGTGCTGATGCGCTTATTGTTCTGAGGATACTCTGCGTAGCGAGCCAGCCGTTCTTTAACGAAGGCAGCAGGCCCCTCAACACGAATTCGGTATTCATCCTTGATAGCAAAAATGTGAAAGATGTGGGCTGTCTCAGGCGTAACGTGGATATCGTGGATAACCTTGACATGAGGAGACATGGCAATCTCGTCCAATACCTTAAAATCATCGTCAAGGATATAGAGGAAACGTTCACTAACGGCTGCGTCAGACAAGTTTCGCCAGCGAGGAGCACCTGGGTACCAGACCGGCCCCAAACGTTGTGGGGTATGAATATGTCCTGAAAGTACGGGTACTTGCATAAGACCTGGGTCCACACCATTAGGGGCGAAGAACCCATTATCGTACTGAGCACCGTTGAATTCCTGATGGCAAACGATACGCTTGGCACTCGGGAAACCGGCGACAGCCTTAAGGAAAAGATTGGGTTCCGGTAGGTACGGAAGATAGAGCGTTCCATCCCGTAGCTGGGGAGAGTCGATGATCGTAGCCACATCTTCGTATGGGACTAGTGCGTGTGGTCTGGATTGACCGTTGCCTAGCATGTCATGGTTGCCTACCAGAGCAATCACCGGGCAATAGCTGGATAGCTTCTTCAGCGTCCTATACCAGAAGTCGGTAACGTGTACGTTGGTGACGGCAAAGTTGTTGTGAAGGTCACCAAGAATGACCACTTGATCGATGGACTGTTCTGAAAGCTCGCGCTCAACCGTACCCATAAGGTGGGTACAGTCCACCATTTCCTCAACCGTGCAGTGTGGGTCACCTACGTACAGTGTTTTCATGGAACCTTTCCGTAAGTGATCGGATGGTCGTCGGGAGTAAACGTCACCGACGTATAGACAGGTGGTGACGCCCAATTGGGATCGTACCGCTTGACCAAGCGGATCTCCTTGACCGGGATGAATGTCACCTTGACCCCATCAACATCAAGGACAGACTTGCCAATAATATCCTTGGCTAACTCGGCCCGAACATAGACCGTCTGTCCAGCCGGGTAGTCCTTGTTGCCATAGATGACCCTACAGCCGGTCAAGGTGGTGGCCCCCTTCATGGTGTTAAAGCCGGTCCCCTTCTGGACAACCTCAGTCAAGTCGTTCTTGAACGGCTCAACGGCAATCTGGTCATTAACCGCTTCCATAGCTGGCGTGACGATACTCCCAAAGCTTGGAGAAGACCAAGTAATGGGGCAGACATAGACAGCGGTTGAGTCTGGAAAGATGGTCTGGAAACACCTAGTACACTTGTAAGTCGCAATGGTGGTGCTCGGTGTAACTGTGGGGTATGACATATGTTCTCCTTATTGGTATAGCGCAGTAAGCTCGATGCCCTTGAGTCTAAGCAATTTCTGTTCCAGAATGGTTAGATCCATATAGGCTGCTCGCACTACCGTCTGTAATTCCGCCGTTTCGTATTGCTTGTCCGGTTGGCACGTTTCGTCGGCTGCATATTTATCAACGGAGGAGGCTCCACCCGAGGCTGTGCTAACGCCAGTAGATATTTCTTCGGGAGAAGGAGCGTCGGTGGATACGTGAGAGGCTGCTGCAACAAGATGGCTAAGCTCGTTCGGATTCGTTCGTTGGTTGTCTTCGACATCACGGTTTACCTCATCTGCCAGCTTGGAATAGTCGATGCTGTCTCCGCGCTCTGGCGATAGCTTGGAGATGCCCTTGTTGGCTCGGTAGATTTTACGCTTGTCTTGGGGATAGAAGTGGACAAGTGTTTCCGAATAGCTCTCAATGAAGTTGCCAACGATGCGACCGATGGCTACAGAGCGAAAGACCTTGCTGTAGGGGAGGACGAACTTGTCTACAGCCGACATTAGTCCTTCGCAGGAAATCTGAACTAGATCCATGTAGGACAGGTGACTCTTTGGTGTACGGGACCAGAAGATACGAGCCCGGGAGATGGCTAGTGGCATGTTCATCTCGACAAGCTCGGTACGCAGGAGAGCGATCTGGTCAGCTAACTTGACGACCTTGCCTCCGATACCGCTCCCCTTCCAATTACGGCTCTCCATAACGAACCTGACGAACTGGTAGTTGATGGCAAAGGGGTAGAGCCGCTTCTCCTTCTTGTCTCGGAGAGCCTTGCTGATCTTTGCCGTGAAGACATCTTGCCGTTCCCGAAAAAACGGACGAGCGGCTAGGATATTCCCGCGCTCCTCAGTAATCATCTTGATGAACGAGCGGTAGACGCCTGGACCCCAAGGATGTTTCACCAGCGTCTTACGAAACTTGCGTTCCAGAGAAACAAGTTTTTCGACTTGCTTGCGCTGGCGCTCTACTATGACGATTTCATCAATACCACCGTACTTTTCGATAGCCTTTTCTAACTGACCGGCGAACAGCTTAAAGTGGTTATCCTGACCATGCTTCATGTCACTCTCACTTCCACCACATCGTAGACATAAACCCCAAGACTCCTAAGACGAAACCTAGGGCCGATCCCCTGTTTGGGACTTCTCGAAACATTCCCCAGATCAACGCTGGCTCAACGATAAGGACGCTGGCCATACTGATAACCATTACCGGCCACATAGATTCCGCACTCGCATAACCGTACTTGTATGCGTACAGAAGTGGAATACCGGCTAACGTGATGAGAAAAAACGTCCACCACCACGATCCTCCACGGGCTATCAGTAACTCTGAATAGATGCAGAGGGCCTCTCCTACGAACATTGCAAAGATGGCTAGCAGACTCACATCGTCTCCACATCTGGATAGATATCTGCATAGACACCCAT